TAGGATTAACAACAGATAACCTATGGGTTACAAATGGTGCAACTTTTGCAAGCAACATTTCGGCTCCAAATATTGTAAATTCATTCAACGGTGCTACAGGTGCGGTTACAGGTGTAGCATCTATTGGTGGTCTTACTGGTGCTGTTGGAATCACCAATGGTACTGGAATCGGTCTGAGTGTATCTGGTCAGACTATGACCTTCAGTAATACTGGAGTGTTGAGTATTGATGGGAGTACTGGTGCTATTACAAATGTTGCAAGAACAAATGTAGATAATAATTTTAGTTCTGCTCAAACCATAGATGCACCAGGTGCATTTCTTGAAATAATTGGTAGTGCTGCCTCTTTTACTCTTACTCCGGGTGTGGGTATTGCAGTTAGTGATTCATTTAGTTCTCCACAAACATTACAGTTTAATCAGGCAGGTACTACTACTACAGTTACTCTTCCTAATTATACTACAACTTTAGCAGGTCTTTCTGGTAATCAAACCTTCACCGCACTCAACACATTCACCGCAGGAATTACCGCAAACGCTCTGTATGTGTCTACAGGCGCAACTTTTGCTTCAAGACCATCATTCCCCTCAGGATTAACAACAGATAACCTATGGGTAACTAATGGAGTTACATTTGCAGGAACTTCAGTTCATACAGGTCTCGGCGCATTCAATGGTGGTATTACCTCAAACAATCTGTGGGTAACTAATGGTGCAACATTCTCTTCAACCGCAGCATTCACAACTGGAATAACCGCAAACAATCTTTGGATTGGTTCTGGTGCAACCTTTGTTGGTAATGCGGATTTCCGAAGCGGATTAAGTGCAGACGATATTTGGATTACAAATGGTGCAACTTTTGCTTCTCGTTCTTCTTTCAACGCAGGATTAACGACAAGCAATCTATGGGTAACTAATGGTGCAACTTTTGCTGCTATAAGTGCTTTCACCTCGGGAATTACCGCAAACGCTCTGTATGTGTCTACCGGTGCTACTTTTGCTTCAAGACCATCATTCACCGCAGGATTAACGGCAAGCAATCTATGGGTAAGTAATGGTGCAACTTTTGCTGCTATAAGTGCTTTCACCTCGGGAATTACAGCCAATAATTTTTATGTGTCGGGTGGTGCAACATTCGCAGGTGCAAATTTAGTAACATTCACCACAGGATTATCGGCAGCGGATGTTCGCGCAAATCAAGTTTTAACCGATAGCATATTCTCAAGAACACAGGGTAGTGCTCTTCAAATAAATTATGATGCAAATACCATAACCACAATTGGAGATGAACCCGGAAATGGTAATAGCACTTATATATCAGTTGATGACTCTACTGGAATCATCACACTAAGTGCGGGTGTGGGTGGTATAAACAACTTCGGCGGTTTCCTTAATCAAGTATCCGCTCCATCGTTTGCAGACTCTTATTCGTATTGCCAAACTTTCCGAGCCACCACAACGGCTACCACAGCCAACCAAACTATTGCTACAGTTCCTAGTGTTTATGATGACGGAGAAATCCCCCCAGTAATGCTCTATCCCGCGTTTGAAGTCACAATTTCTGCACGGGATACAGTAGCCAACAAAACAGAAATGCTAAAGATGTTGATAGTGCAGAACGGAACCGATACTGTAAACACGCAATACGGCTTGATTCGCACAGGAGCAACTGGTCCCGTTTCGTCTTACAGCACAACCTTGAGTGGTTCGCCAAAAGACTTGTTGATTCGTGCCACACCACTTTCCGCCAACAGCACCGTATTCACAACCACCGTGCGTGCTCAATCAAACGGGTAATGACTAGGAGATAAAATGCCAGATATCACAGTACCATTCAACGCAACATTCGGCTTGGCAGCAGGTGTTACTGCTACTGCTATTATTTTGGAAGACGCAACCATTAAGCCAAGTGCTCAACAATCGTATACAGCACTTCAAACTTTTGCTGGTGGTATTTCTGCGGCTGGTGCCACATTCAGCGGAACAATATCACTGAACGGACAAACTTTCACTAATGTGGTAAGTTCTGTGAACGGAAACACAGGAGCAGTTGGTGCAGCAGTATTTCCAATTGGTGTTACTGGTTCGTCTACAATTCGTGCAATAACTTATCCAGACGGAGTAACCACACAAAGAGCAGACCGTTCACAGTGGCATCTTCCATATAATATTACCTATTTGGATACCGCTGGATTTCTTCCGCGTGCAAACCGCACATATTTTGCCCCTTTTATGATGGCAAAATCAACAACCATAAAATCTATCAGATTTACTTGTGAAAATACTGTTACAACAGGAAACTGCTATTTTTCTGTTTGGTCAGCAGACACCAATACAGGATATCCAAATACTCGTCTTTATGTGTCTGCTTCAACAGCCGTTGCTTCTGGTTATTCTTATAATACAGTAACTAATTCTGGTGGTTTAGTTACTGTTCCCGCTGGTGCATTTTGGATTGCTGTAACTTATAGCAGCACTCCAACTATTTACGCCTCTCATAAAAATTTTATGCACCCTATGGGTTCGCCAGATCACACAAGCGGTTACAGATTCTATAATCCAATAGTAGATACTTCTGGATTTACAGCACCTAGTTCAATTAGTGCAGCAGGAGTAACTTTTGCTTGGCAGGAATATAATCCAAACACTTATATTATTCCAACATTTCAATGGCAGGCACTCTGATAGAAAGGATCAACAATGACTTTTATTAAACAAGTAATATATGATGAAGAAACAGGACAGTCTTACACAATAGACGAAAGAGTATTTGATTTTTGTTTAAATAATCAACTTCAAACCATTCGTAATCGTGCCAAAGATTTAATTTTAGAAGGTGCTCCTGAATACAAGCAACGAAACGCTGCTCTAGGATTGCTGTCTGATACCGAAGCAAATGCAATCCGAGCACATATAGAAAGCATTCGGACTATTTCAAATCAGAAAGAAGCAGAAATTCTTGCTGTAATTTGGGACGGGCAGGAATCCACCCGTGCTGCTGCTTGTGATGCAGTTCAAAATGTTCGTTGGGATTGATTGACACACGAAAAATTCATGCTATACTAAGGAACTCCCTTGTGAGTTTTTATTTGTATGAAATACAATTTTACCATTTTTGAAATATCAAAATCTTCAGCGGTAGTGTTTGTTCAAACCCATCACTACTCTAAAGTGATGCCGCGTTTAACCAAGCATTATCTTGGTGTACACACAGACGGCAAACTTGTGGGAGTTCTAACTTTAGGATGGGGAACTCAGCCACTTCACACAATTAAAAAACTATTTCCAAACTGCACTTCAGCCGATTATTACGAAATTGGTAAGATGTGTATGTCTCCTGACATGCCAAGAAATTCGGAATCTCAAATGCTTTCCGCTGTTATTGGCTGGATGAGAAAGAATACGCCCGACAAAAAGTTTTTGTATACTTGGGCAGACGGAATTGTGGGAAAGCCTGGATATGTGTATCAGTCTGCAAATTTCTTATACGGTGGGTTTATTTGGACGGATGTTTACATCGGAGCAGACGGAGAAAAAATTCATCCAAGAACAAGCAAATCTCTGTGCGAAGAAAATGCAAAATTGTTAGGAAAATCTAAAGTGTTTTGGTTGACTCCAGACTTTATGCACAGCAAAGGCATACGCCGAATTAAAGGTAAACAATTTCGGTATATTATGCCTCTCAACAAAACCGCAAAGAAAGAATTAAAAAATTCCACAGTAAATTGGAGCATTGCTTATCCAAAGCATTCTGATTTACAGTGGAAACAGCAAGGCAAAGACGGGAAATATACTTTACTTGCAAGCATGCCAGAATTTAAACTTGATGTTGTGAATGTGAACGCAAAAAATGTTAATGCACACAAACAAAATCCACAGTCTATTGTGGATTTAATGGGAGAGATGTGCTAAATTAGTCTTGTGGTTCCTACATACAGGAACACTATAACTAGGAGAAATACAATGAGTGACTTCAACGGATTGCCCACGGCCTACCAATCTTTCATTCATCTTTCGAGGTATTCAAGATGGATGCCCGAAAAGAATCGCAGAGAAACATGGGAAGAAACTGTTGCTCGTTATTTTAATTTCTTTGAGAAGCATCTTGAAACCAAGTGTGGATACAAGGTGGATAAAGCAACACGCAGCGAACTAGAAACCGCTGTTCTAAATCTTGAAGTGATGCCTTCCATGCGAGCCTTGATGACAGCAGGCGAAGCACTTGAGCGTGACCATGTTGCGGGCTACAACTGTGCGT